GTTCTTTTACTACCTCTACTGGTATCATAAATCTGATTGCAGACACATATAAGATGTCAGCAGTAGTTGCACCAGGTGGAGGAACTATAACCTTTGTTAACGCTGCACCGATTACCGGTACACAGCTACGCATTAAAGGTACTTCATAATATTTATCAGTAACTATGGCACCAACTAAAGGAAAATCAAAAACCACCTCCGTTATCGTAAGGCTTGCAAAACCGAAGGTTTCTAGAAAAGGCATTCATGCCAAGACTAAAATGTCTAAAAATAAAAATTCTAAAAATTATACAAAAGTGTCTAAAGGTCAAGGTTAATCCTTGCCTTTTTCAATTTTAATTCATACCTTTAGGTTATGAATAGTGTATGGAGAATTATAGCTTTAAACCCCGAAAGGCAAATTGGAGGTGTTTGGAGGCTATCTGATGATAAAAAATTTTACTTAGGGGACTCTACTACACACGGTCCTATAGTTGGATTTGAGGTTAATAAAGGATCTATGTTAGTCAAATGCGGTAGAGCTAGACGACATGGTATACCAGAGCTTTATCATATGACCTTATTGTTCCTACATGAACTTTCCTAAAAACAATACTATTTATTATTAAAGCGCTTTTTAAGATGAATAAAGAATTTACAAGAATGCAGAAACTTGCTGGTATCCTTACCGAAGGTTTTCAAGGACAATTTTATGCTCCTGAGTATTTAGAAGAGAAATATGGAAAAGAAATGGCTTCGAAGATCCATCATGAAATTGATGAAATGGATGAGAATTCTTGGGATAGATTTACAGACATGTATTCAGCTGAAGAAGTTGAAGATTATATCGCAGATATCAAGGATATGTTGGGTCTTACTGAAAGTACGGACAAGGGGCCTAAGAGGGCAGCTATGATGGAACCTGGGAAAGGTAAAATGAAAAAATCCGAATTTAAAAAGAAACTCAAAGAAGCGATTCTTGCTGAGAAAGCTTTGAAGGAAGATGCTGATTTAGATACAGGTAACCTAGGTGGCGATAATACTGCTACTGATCAAGCGTATGCTGATATGGATTTAACGGAATATTTTGATTCTTACTCTATTATACATCAGGAAATGCGTAAACGACTTCCTGCAGGCGTTCTTGAGTCTTTAGCGGATATAGTAGTTGAGATTGTAACTATCCTGCAGCAACATAAATTTCCAAAGGATGAGATTTTACACTTTATCAGAGACAATATTCAAGCTAAGGATTCAGACAAATCTTTAGAGGAGGCTAAGGAAAAGAAAAAAGAGGATGAAGAAGAAGTCGATATTGATCTTGGAACTGATGGTGAAAACATTGATCTAAATCTCGATGGTACAGAGGGTACTAATGATGAGATGGATATGGGAGATACTAGAATAGATATGAATATGGATACCGCTAATGATATCGATTCAGGTTCTTCAGAATCTAAAAAAGCATTCAGTGAATTAACAGACGCCTATCGTGCAGCAAAAGTACTAGGTGATGAGAAATTGATTCGTCAAATCGCAAATACAATTACATACTTTAATAAAAATATTATCCTAAGTCAAGGATAAGCTTACCCCCAATACAAACTAGAAGGGATATCTTAGGGTATCCCTTTTTTATATAGGTTATATAACACTCTAACATGGATCCTGATAGTATATTTAGTCTTTTTGATTCTGAACCAGATAACCAGGGAGAGAAGTCTGAGAAGGAGATTACAAATCTCTCCGAACATCCATATGTACTTATGGGCTTATTTACCAGGATGGTTATAGGAGGGGAGGAGTCTATACAGAACACTATCGAATTTCTGAAGGTTATAAATATAGATAATCATTTCGACTTTGAAGCTAATACTGCACTCAGTAGATACATGTTATATAAAGCTGGTTTTAATCACCTATCTAAACTATCCCTAGAAGATCCCTTTCATCAAGACGTATTACTCGAAAAGGCAGGAGTAGATTTTCTAACAGCCTGCGAGAAAAGCATTATGTTCTTTCAGGGAAGGGAGGAATATGAGAGATGTGCATTTATAAAAAAATATAAGGATTTTATAACTTTCTCACAGAAGAAGTTGCCTTTATAGTTTTTTGCTCTTACTTTACTAACATGGGGATTGAAACAAGGTGAAAAAAAGTTTTACTAAATAAGTTGGTTATTAATAGAATAATTATTATATTAAGTATATGAGATATAGAGACCAAGTAAATACCCAATTAGATATATTGGAGAATAATTTAAGATCATTAGAACAGATTGTACAAACACAGCAGCCAATTAAGGATTACTTAGAGACTATTGAGAGGACTAAAGATGTTCTTGAGAGAGTTAAAGGACTTATTAGTATCGAACCAACTACTAATCAAGAGATTTCGGCTTAATTATGAATCTATCGGCAGAACAACTTCAAGCAAACTGGGAGGAATTTTTAAGTTATATTGATCGGTATATCTCTTCTCCTAGAAAAGAATCGCTAAAGGCTTTTTATGTAGACAGAGTAGATAGGTTTATCATAATGCCTGCTTCACATACCACTAAGTATCATAACTGTTTCCCCGGTGGATACATCGAACATATTAATCGCGTTATCAAAGCAGATTTACATTTTGCAAAACTCTGGGAGAAATTCGGATGTGATATGTCTACGTTCACGATCGAGGAGTTGGTCTTTGCAGCTATGAATCATGACTTAGGGAAGGTAGGAGACTCTGAAAATGATTTATATATTCCGGGTCAAGATGAGTGGAGAAGAAAAAACCTAGGTGAAGTCTATACCTACAATACTGCAGTAGGATTCACAACAGTTCCAGATCGATCTTTATTTTTACTTCAGGATGCCGGTATTAAATATTCTTTAAACGAAATGCTCGCTATCAGAACTCATGACGGTCTTTATGATGACTGCAACAAACCATACTTAATCTCTAGAATGCCAGAAAGTAAACCAAAGTCAGCAATCGTTTATATTCTACATCAAGCAGACCTGATGGCTTCAGTAGTTGAGATGACAATTAATCCCGTTGAACAACCAAAGTCAAAACAGTTTGCAATCTCAAAAGAAACAACAACAAAAAACCCAACTACGCACCAACAAGCTGCTAAAAATAAAGCACTTTCCAATATTGGAAGCGAAGGCTTGAAAGGCGCTATGGATAATTTATTCAATTAATCATGACAGTATTAATTACCTTTCTCATCATCGCAGTCTTGGTTTTAAGTTATACAACTTACAACTTACTACGTAAAAACGAAAAGCAGGAAGATGTTTTAGCGAGCTACTTTCTATACATGGATAAGCTTTCAAAAATTATTGAACATAGTGATAAGCGTTTAAAAGCTTTAGATACTAAAGGATCTTTCGAAAGCGATGATGAGATCGGTTGGTTTTTCGAACAAATTAAGGTTATTCAAGAACGATTAAATAACTTTAAGATAATTAATGGAGACGAAAAATAAAAACTATTTTACTCATGATACTGAACTCGCTATCATACGGTATACAACATCTGAAGACCAGATAGAAAGAAATAAAATATACAGAGAAGAGATACACTACGCACTCTTTAAATTAACTCAGAACCTAATTCATACATTCAGGTTTTACTACACAGAAGAAACAAACCTTGAAGATCTTCAGCATGAAGTAATAACCTTTATACTTACTAAACTAGATAGGTTTAACCCCTCTAACGGAGCTAAGGCCTACTCATATTTCGGAACCATTGCTAAGAGATATTTGATCGCTTCTAATCAAAAGAATTATAAAAAAAGGATGGAACTATTGTCTCTTGATAGTTTGAATAGCGAGCAAGAAGAAGGTGAGTATGTATATGGAGATGTCTTAGATGCAAACGGCGAACAAGCAGATTCAACTATTATACACCCGGTAGATGAGATCTCTGAATTCCTCGAATTATTTGTCGAGTATTGTACTGAGAACATCTATGAACTATTTCCAAAAGAAGATGATGCAAAGATTGCAGATGCTATTTTAGATTTATTTAGGAAGAGGGAAAAAATCTCAATCTTCAACAAGAAAGCTTTATACATATACGTCAGAGAGCAGATTGATATTAAAACTCCAAGGATAACAAAAGTTGCAAGTGATTTGGGGGAACTCTACAAACAACACTACGCTTTCTATCTAGAGAACGGATACGCAGATTTCTAAACCGCACCGCTTTCTATTTATAAAAAATAGACTAACCATGAGTTTAGATAAATTAATTTTTAAAGATAAAAAATTCGGAGATCTTTTAGAGGAGATCTACGATAATCAAAAAAAGAAAGACAAGCAAATATCTGCTTTGATTTCCGAATTGAGGCCGTTGATAGAGGATACTGGAGACGCTACTTTAATTGTTCCTTTGATTAAGGAGTACTTAGAGATTGGAGTTAAGAATGATGATCAGTTAGTTAAACTTGCAACCATCATCCAGCGTATAATTCAAAATCAAGAATCTGCAACAGACTCTTTCGGTATCTCAGAAGAAGAAAGAGAACAACTAATGAGAGAAATCAATAACATTAAAGCTATAGGGTAATGAGTAAAACAGGATTCGCAGCAATTAACAACATAAATAACCCAGAGACATCAGGTATATCCAAAACAGTTGATGCTCTGAATCTTGCAAACATTACATCAGCTGGTAGGGTGATTAGTGTCATATTAGATGACACACATCCAAGTTATAGTAGACTGGGGGGCCCTAAAGCGATAGGGGCGGTAGAGGTCGTTGATATTAAAAGGGGTACTTTCGATTACTCGGTAGCTAAGAAAAATCAAGATTATAGAGTCGCCTACCCCTTATACCCGGGTATAAAGAATTACCCCGTTGTTAATGAAATAGTTTACATAATAACACAGCCAGGTAAAAACCTCACAGCAGATACCTCAAATATTATAAACTACTATATCAGTGTAGTAAACCTATGGAACCACCCACACCATAACGCACTACCCTACTCAGCAGGATCCTCCTCTCCTGCTAACTCTAAGAACTATACGGACACTGCTTTAGGGAGTACAAATAAACTCTCTACGACAACCGGAACTATAAAATTTGGAGAATACTTTAAGGAACGTTCTAATATATTCCCATTACAACCTTATGAGGGAGATTTTATTCTAGAGGGAAGATGGGGGAATGGAATTAGATTTTCCGGTACTGCACCGCAAAAAAATAATTGGTCAAGTGTCGGTACACAGGGAGATGCGATTACTATTATTAGAAATGGACAAACAGATAACGCTAATAAAAACGGTTGGAACTTTACAACAGAAGATATTAATACAGACGCATCCTCAGTATACTTAACAACAACTCAAAAGATTCCATTTCAAGCAGCAAGTACAAACTACTTTTCTTACAGAGAAAATACACCAATACTCCCTGATCAGTACACAGGGAAACAAATACTAATTAACTCAGGTAGGTTAATCTTTAATAGCTCTGAAGATCATTTAATGTTAAGCTCTACAAAAACTATTAACCTAAACGCAAATTCAGGATTAAATATAGACACAAGTCAAGTAATTTTTCAAACACAAAACATTTACTTAGGGTCAAAATCTGCAACAGAGCCGTTAATTTTAGGGGACGCATTAGAAGCGGTTATCAAAGAATTAATCTCTATCATACAAGATATAGCAGTACAGTCTGCAGTAGCAGCAAACTCCGGAGGACCTATACCGACTTTAAATCAAAAAGCACCAGGTTGGATTAACAGGTTATCCACAATCGATACAGCCATTTTTAAATCAAAATATAACTTTACAGTGTAATGACACCTCAGGAATTAGAACAGCAAAGACAGCAGGAAGCTAAAAAAAGAGCAGCAGACAAACGCAAACTTGTTCTTCAAGCAACTCTTGCAGCAGGCGTTACCGTAGGTACAGCAGTTGTAGCTAGTCCCCTGGACAGGATTAATCAAACAATTAATACAAAAATCGAAGGCCTAAAAGCAAAAGCAATCTCCTCACTACTAAACCAAGCTTTAAAGCTAGGTATAACGGGGTTTGAAACCGGTAATCCACAGTTACCAGATCTTTGTCCATCTCAAGCAGTTTTAGATCAAATACTAGCAGTTAGGAATGCATTAGGTGCTGATATTGAAAATACAGCAAAGTATATTAATTTAATAGACTCTTCACTTCAGATTTTATCACCAATCATTAGTGCAACCGAAGGAACTATAGACACTGTAGGTTTACTAAAGACCGCTACATCACTAGCAAGCAAATTCGTACCTATAATACCAGGAGCTGCAGTTGCCTTAATAAGCGACTTGGACGATTTAAAAACTTACCTTACATTCAATACGGACGGAACTCCTAAACTACCGGAGTTGAAAAGAGCAATACAACTCGGATCACAGTATGTTTCCGGAGCAGCTCTAATACTACAATCAATCCTAGCGTTACTTCAAGCCATAGACTTAGTGCTTGAAAAGTGTGGTAAGAAGCCAAGTAAACTAGGGGACGATGTAAGTACACTACTTAGTACAATTAAACTTGCTGAGACCTCTAATATACAATCAACCTACCAAGGATTTACATTTGATATCATAGAGAAACCATTTAATAATCATTTGAATCAAAAGATTGGCCAAGCTAAAAATTCCCAAGGAATTGTACTATTACAAACAGAACCTTCATTCACTCAAGACCCTCAAGTATTAATAGAGGAGTTAAAATTAATAATAAACAGAGATAATCTAAAAGCCAATTAAGAAATATTTATAAAAAATGGACATCAAGACATTAAAAAGACTAATCAAAGAAACTGTTAAAGAAGCGATTCAAGAAGAATTGAAAGACGTTCTACTGGAAGCCCTGAGATCTCCAAAAGCAGTTCCAGTAGGAGTAGGCGGTTATGGGCAAGTTACAGAAACATACATACAACCGCACGTACAGCCGATACCGATGACACCTCCGGTTGATACTAGAGAAAGATATGCATCACTATTAAACGGTATGTTAGACTCTAAAAACGGTAACCTGAACCTAGGGTCGAACGACGCTCTTAATTTTGGAGCATCTCAAGAATATAGGCCACCAGTAGCAGCTAACACATCTGCAGAAGGTTCAGCTCTACCGGCGGGTTAAGTAAACCTAAACCAAATAATGGGTCTAATGACTAAAAAATAATGGCATTTGGTGCAAAGAAAATATTTCCAATAGATAGAAAGCCTAGTGTTGCGGTAGGGGTGAGTTTACCTTTTACAGCACCGGGAGTATTTTCTTCAACCTACACAACTAGAGAAGCTATTAAGAATAATCTTATTAATTTTTTCTTAACAGGAACAGGAGAGAGATACTTAAACCCTGTCTTTGGAGCAGGTTTACGAGCTTATATTTTTGAACAATTAACCACAAATACTGAAGCAGCTTTAGATCAAGATATTCAAACTATGGTAAGGAAGTATTTTCCAAGCGTAACTATTACAAATTTAGAAATAACAGGTACCCCCGATAAACAACAAATATACGTACAGATGAGCTATACAATAGCAGATACAAACATCGAAGATACTGTAGAGATAGGATTCAATTAAAATGGCAACAAACAGAGATATAAAATACCTAAATAAAGATTTTAGTACGTTAAGGACTTCCTTGATTGATTATGCTAAAACTTATTTTCCTACAACCTATAATGACTTTAGTCCATCATCACCGGGTATGATGTTTATGGAGATGGCTGCATATGTAGGAGATGTAATGTCATTTTATTTAGATAACCAAATACAGGAGACTTACTTACAGTATGCTAGACAGACGGATAACCTATTTGAATTATCGTATATGTTTGGATATAAACCAAATGTTACCGGTGTCGCTACTACTGCTATCGATATCTACCAACAAGTACCTTCTAAATTATCCGGAAGTGTTTATATTCCTGATTTTGACTACGCTCTATTGATTGCAGAAAATGCACAAGTAACAGCAAATAACAATACCGGGATTACTTTTCTAATACAGGATAGTATAGACTTCTCAGTATCCTCTTCACAAGACCCAACTGAAGTTACAATATTTCAAACAGCAGGATCTAATCCCGTTAGTTACTTATTAAAGAAAAGCAGACAGGCAATCTCTGCTACAATCAATAACACAACCTTTAATTTTGGATCACCAGTTCAATTTGATACTGTAAATATTAACAACGGTAGCATCGTAGGAATATTAGACGCTATCGACAGCGATGGTAATAATTGGTATGAGGTAGATTATTTAGCTCAAGATGCAATTTACACAGGATTGAAAAATACAAACCCTAACGACCCTAATAGATCAACTGGTAACTCAGACACCCCTTATATCCTACAATTACAGCAAGTACAGAGAAGATTTGCTACCCGCTTCCTAGACTCAGGATCCCTGCAGCTACAATTTGGTGCCGGTACAGCAGCAGATACAGATGAGAATATAACTCCGAATCCGAATAATGTAGGATTAGGGCTACCGTTTCAACAATCTAAACTAACTACTGCATATTCACCAAC